AGGAAGAAGCAAAGGAACCCGCCCCCGTCAAACGGGGCGGGAAAACCGTGAAGAAGTCGTAAGAAAGGAGTGCTGATGGATGACCACCGAGGAAAAGCTGGCAATGATTAAAACCATCATGGGGCCGGACGCGCCTGACGATTACACGATCACGTCCTATCTGACCCTGGCCAAGACCGAAATTCTTCAATGGCGGTTCAGCTACAACCCGGACGATATGCCCGACGACGTGCCGCCCGCCTATGAGATGACACAGGTGTACGCCGTGGTGAATGGCTTCACCCAACGCGGCCTTGAGGGTCAGAGCGTTTCCATTGAAAACGGCATCCATCGGCACTTTGATTTTACGGACATGACCCGGTACATCAGGCAGAATGTCATTGCCTACGCAAAGGTGTGATGCGCCATGAGCAGGATGTGTTTTCGCAATATGCAGCCGTTTTGGTATGCGCTGTACGCGGGGACTGTGGAGGATTACCGCGAGGACGAATACGGAAATCCACTACAGGCGGGAACCCATGCGATGTATGAAAACCCTGTTCAGACCAGTGCGAATATCTCACCGGCGAAGGGCAGCGTCATTGCAAGGCAGTTTGGCGACGATGACCAGTACGACAAGGTGATTGTCACGGGCGACAGGGACACCCCGATTGACGAATACGCGGTGCTGTGGATCGATGTGGAACCCGAACTCGACGAAAACGGCGCACTGAAAGTCAACGCTGACGGCGAGATCGTAACCCCGTGGGACTACATCGTGCGGAAGGTCGGGCGCGGGTTGCCGAACTTCGGCAGCACTGTGATAGGCATCAGCAAGGTGACTGTTTCATGAGCCGGACGATAACCATTGACATCTTCAACCTCGCAAGCATCGACGCTGCGGTGAAAGAGATTCGGGACTATGCCGATTGGGTGAAGCGCAAGACGGATGAACTGCGGGAGCGCGTGGCTGAATTGATAAGCAATCAGGCGCAAGCGACTTTCAATTCGTCTGTTGCCGATAACGGCTTCAGGGTGATTAACGGTAGCCCTGTTGATGATACTCGGTTTGGCGAAGTGACGGTAACGGTTGAAGCGCAAGGTAATAACACGACAGTTATCATAGCCAGCGGCACGGATGCTGTGTTCATGGAATTCGGTGCTGGCGTGTACTACAACGGCGCGGTTGGCAGTTCTCCGAACCCGTGGGGCACGGATTTGGGCTTTACCATCGGGAGTTACGGCAAAGGAAACGGCAGGAAAGAGGTTTGGGGCTATTACGGGGATGACGGTGAGGTTCACCTGACTCACGGTGCTCCTGCTTCTATGCCGCTTTACAAGGCCGTACAGAGCGTTTCAAGGGATATTGCGAGAATAGCGCAGGAGGTGTTCAGTTCGTGATTGACATTGAATCCCATGTCTTTACGACTGTGGCAACCGTGCTGCGCACTGAGTACGGCGCAAGCAACATCTATGTCGCCCCGGAATACGTCAGCCAGCCGCCCAAGTTCCCCGCTGTGTTCATCGTGGAGCAGGATAACACCGTTCATCTGAGAGGACGGGACACCGCGAACATTGAGAACTTTGCAGACGTGATGTACCAGGTTGACGTTTTCAGCAACAAGAATACGGGCAAGAAGGTTCAGGTGAAGGAGATCATTGCGCTGGTGGATGACCAGTTTGCGCAGATGGGCTTTACCCGAACATTCCTGAACCCCGTACAGAATATGAACGACGCGACAATCTACCGGATGACGGCGAGGTATCAAGCCGTTGTCGGTAAAGACCAAACTATATACAGGAGGTAATGATACATGGCGATTTCCACCTATCAGAGTTACTTCATGCAGGGAACCGGCACCACCACACTGACCTGGGCGAAGCTGTTCGATTTCAAAACCGATCCTGACCTCGGCGCGGCCCCGGAGCAGCTTGAAACCACGACCCAGAGCGACCCCGCCCATACCTATATCCCCGGCCTGGAGGCCAACGAGCAGAAGAACTACACCCTGAACTACGATTCCGCCCTGTTCGATACCATCAAGGCCTTGAAGGGGCAGGAGTTGGATGTGGCCGAGTGGTTCGGCGCGGATTCCTCCGGCTCTCCCGATGGTCACAACGGCAAGTTCGTCGGCAAGGGCTACCTGGACGTGTACGTCAACGGCGGCGACGCGAACACCGTCCGCAACATGACGGTGGTGCTGACCATGAGCCAGCTTTTCGTGAAGGCGACTACCTGACAACAGCTTCATATGGGCGGGGGCGTTCCCTCCCGCCCCTTTTTAAAAATAACGGTTTAAGGAGAATAAGATCATGTCTGACATCAAAGAAGCGAATTGCATCACTTTCGATTACAAGGGCAACCACTACTGTCTGGAATACACCCGCGAATCCGTCAAGCGCATGGAGGCGGCGGGCTTCAAGCCCGGTGAAAGCGGCAGCACACCTCTGATTGAACTGGACATGCTGTGGGCTGGAGCGTTCTACAAGAACCACCGCAAGACCAGCAGCAGGGTTATCGAGGAAATCCTCGACGCGATGAACGACAAGGAAAAGCTGCTGGACACCCTGCGGCGCATGGTTTCGGAAACCTACAATTCGCTGATCGATGACAAGGGTGACGAGGGAAACGGGATCAGTTGGACGGCGACCCTGTAGAGGAACCGTCCGAACCGATAACGATTACTGAGTTCTTCATGAGGATGTTCCCGTTGTACATGGCAATGGGAATGTCCTACGAGGAATACTGGCAAGGCCCGTCGTGGCTGGCGAGAGCCTACCGTGAAGCATTTGAGATCAAACGCAAGCAGGAAGAGTGGGCGCGTTGGCGGCAGGGCGCGTATGTGTTTAACGCCATCATGTGCGCCGCGCCTGTCATCAAGCCGTTTGTGAAGGACGCGAAGCCTGGGCACTATCCTGACGAGCCGTGGCCCGTCACTGAGGAAGAAGCGCGGGAGCAGCAGGAACGGCGGGAAAAGGAAAACTATGAACGCTATCTGGCGAAGATGAACGCCGACAGCGAACGCGAACTGAAACGACGGAAAGAAGCAGCGAAGAAGCAGGAGGTGAACGGCAATGGCGACGATTGACAATCTTTCGATACAGGTCACAGCGAGTGCCGAAAGTGCTGCAAGTGCGCTTGACCGCCTTGCTTCTTCGGCTGGCGGCTTGCGCGGGGCGGTTACCAGGGCTGGCGGCGGCTTGCGGGATTTGTCCGCAGGCGTAAGGGACGCGGGAACAGCGACACAGGAAGCGGGACAGCAGGCGGGCAATGCAGAGAGACATACCCGAAATTATGGTCGTGCTGCGCAGGAGGCCGGAAACGCGGCAAGGCGTGGCACTTCTGGCATTTCAAGTTTTTTGCAAGCGTTGAGGCGTGTCGCCTATTATCGTTTTATCAGGACGGTCATCAAGTCTATTACCAGCGCGTTTAGCAAAGGTATTAAGAATATATACAATTACAGCAGCGCAATCAATGGGCATTTTGCGCAAAGCATGGACAAGTTGGCCACAAGCACACAATACTTGAAAAACAGTTTGGGAACGCTTGTTGCCCCATTGATGGAGGCGCTTGCCCCTGCTTTGGAATGGTTGATTGACAGGTTGGTTGATGCCATTAATTTCTTCAATATGTTTGTCGCCGCAATCAGTGGCCGGTCAACCTATACAGCGGCTGTAAAGGCGGCGACATCGTGGGGGAAATCGACAAGCAACGCGGCCAGTGATGCCGCAAACAGTGTCAAGGATTCCGTTGAAGAAATGAAGCGGACAATCCTTGGGTTTGATGAGATCAACAAACTGGATGGCAACAAGAACAGCGGAGGTTCAAGCGGCAGCGGCGGCTCCGGTGGCGGCAGTGGCGGCAGCGGCGGCGCAAGCGGCATGTTTGAGGAGCGCACTCTGTCCGGTGGCTTCCAACAGTTTTCCAACGCGCTTGAATTGGCGGTACAGGATTCTCTTTCGAGGATTACGCTGATCATCGGCGCAGCGGAATTGGCTGTGGGCGCGATACTGGCGCTCTCCGGGGCGAACTTGCCGCTGGGCCTGGCGTTGATGGCAACCGGTGCGGTGACGATGGGTAGCGCAATATTTGCCAACTGGGAAGGCATACCGGATGAGATCAAGGTTGTGGTCGGGGCCATTGAGGCGGCGCTGGGAGGCGGACTGGCCGTGGGCGCGGTACTGGCGTTCAGCACCGGGCATATTGGGCTTGGTATCGGCATGATGATTGCCGCGCTTTCCCTGGAATGGAGCGCAGTTGACATTGTGTGGACGACACTGAAGGACAAGATCGGAGGACAGATCAAAGCTATAGAAGTGCTTGTCGGCGGTGCGCTTATAGGCATTGGCGCGGTATTGGCTTTTGCTGGGCATCCGGCGATTGGCCTTGCCATGCTGGTTGCGGGTTTGACGATAGAGGCTGTTGCCATAGATTGGGGGGCACTGACCGGAAAGGTTGGCGAGAAGATCAACGAGTTGAAGGGACTGATCGTCGGCGCAGAGACTGTACTCGGCGTGATATTCCTGCTGACCGGAAACATTCCGCTTGGCCTTGCGCTGTTGATTGCCGGCGGTATAGGCGCGGGGCTTGAACTGGTGAACAACTGGGGTAACATCACCGAATGGTTCGCGGAACGATGGAAAGACTTCAAGAAAGCTGCCGAGGACACATGGGATTTACTGAAGGAGATCGGCGCAGGCATCTGGGGGAAGATCCAGGAAGGCATTACAGGCGCTGTGAATGGCGTTAAAGGCGTTGGCGCATGGATTAAAGAACATATTTTTAAACCATTTGTCGATGCCTGGCATTGGCTGCTTGGACTGTTTGGCGGCGGTAACGATGGCGATGGCATCACCGCAAATGCAAGTGTAAATATAACACCCAATGCTTCGAGTGTTGCGGATGACATTGCGGAGAGCGCAACCGACAAGGAATCCATACAGAAACTTAAAGAAATCGGCGCTACGATGAGTGACGCGATCAAGTCTGGCATGAACGAACGCCTGAAAAATGTTTCGGGCGAGATATGGGGCACGATTGTCAATGGGTGGAACGCTGATACACGCGATCTGCCAGTGGGGATTACTTATAGTTTTACCGGAAATATAGATATACCTAAAAGCGTTGATCTTACGGTGAATTTGGTGAAATCATGGACAGGCACAGTCATCAGTGCATTGGGCATCAACAGCCTGTCTACAACAATCACCGCTACACTTGTCAAGAGTGAAGGTTGGATGACAAGCGGTTGGAAGCAGTATCTTGGGTTGGCAAAACTGTCTACAACAATCATCGTCTATCTTACCAAGACCAAAGGTTGGATGACAAGTGGTTGGAAGCAGTATCTTGGTTTGGCAAAACTGTCTACAACAATCATTGCCACTCTTACCAAGACCAAAGGTTGGATGACAAGTGGTTGGAAGCAGTATCTTGGTTTGGCAAAACTGTCTACAACAATCATTGCCACTCTTACCAAGACCAAAGGTTGGATGACAAGCGGTTGGAAGCAGTATCTTGGGTTGGCAAAACTGTCTACAACAATCATTGCCACTCTTACCAAGACCAAAGGTTGGATGACAAGCGGTTGGAAGCAGTATCTTAGGTTGAAGGATTTGTCTGTAACAATCACCGCTACGCTTGTCAAGAGTACAGGGTGGATGTCCGCAGAGCATGGCTGGAAAGGATACCTTGGATTGTATGATGCATCCGTCACCATCGATGTTGACCTTAGCCCTACAGGGTCAGAGGCGTGGAAAGCGTTTAAAGATGGTTGGAACAATTCCAAAAGTAACCTTACCGCAAATGTAAAAGTAAACCAATCCGGGGGATCGTCTGGTGGCGGTGGTAGTACATCTGGCGGGGGGGCAGGACGTGGACGTGCCTTTGGCGGCGTCTTTGCCAACGGCATATGGAAGAATATCCCGCAGTACGCCAACGGCACGACCAATGCCCACGGCAGCATGTTCCTGGCCGGTGAGGCGGGGCCTGAGTTGGTCGGGCACGTCGGCGGCAGGACGGAGGTACTGAATCAAAGCCAGTTGGCGGCAACCATGTTCAGCGCCGTCCGTGCCGCTATGGGCGGCGTGAAGATCGCGGCGATGATGTACGACGGCAGTAACGCTGAGGACGATTACGAGATGATGTACCGGGCGATGTATGACGCGTTTACGGATGCGATGGCCCCGAACAATGCGCGTGACCAGGAAAAGATGCAGTTGATGCGCGAGATCGCCGCCAAGGAGTTCACCGCCGAGGTGACGGCCAACAGCATCAACCGCGCCCAGCAGCGGATGAACCGCAGGGCCGGTACGACCATCGTGCCGGTGACAACCTGACAGGAGGTGACAGAGTATGCCGAACCAGCAGTACAATCCGATTCAGACGGTGGACGGGGTAGCAATACCCTGTCCCTCCAAATATGATTGGACTGTCAATGACATTTCGGACGCGGATGCGGGCCGTTGCGAAAGCGGCCTGATGCACAAGAACCGCATTACCCGCAAGCGCAAATTGGAGTTGGAGTGGCAGAATGTGGACATCGCTACGGCCAACGCCGTGCTGACAGCGTTTGCGCCGGAGTATGTGGCAGTGAATTGCCTTGACCCGTTGGCGAACGGGTATGTGACAAAGACATTCTATTCCGGCGACCAGGGGGCCAGCGCGTACAACGTGCGCATCAACGCATGGACTGTGACATTCAACATTATTGAGAGGTGATGGATAATGTACCCGATCAGTAACGACGTGCTGGCGCTGTTTGAGGCTGAACAGCCCAAGGTTTTGCGCATTACCGGCGCTGACAAGAACGGCACGGCCATCACCATCACCGACAATGATGTAGTCGCGGACAGCTTCCAGCTTGACCGGTACGCCTGTAACGGCGAGAAGTTGGATGTGGGCACGGCAGTCGCGGCGCAGATGAGTTTGAAGCTGTTCAACGGAAACGGACAGTTTGACAGCATCATCTTTGAGGGCACTGAACTGAACGTCGAGATCGGCATCGCGGACTGGTCACAGGCCAGCCCCGTCGTGACCTATGTGCCGTGCGGGCTGTTCACCCCGGACATCCAGCCGCGCAGGATGGCGACCATCTCACTGACATGTCTTGACCGGATGACCAAGTTCGACGTGGCGGTGGATGCCACGGCGCTGACCTTCCCCGCGACGGTTGCGGGGCTGGTGGGACAGGCGTGTACCGTTTGCGGTGTGACGCTGGCGCAGAGCATCACGACGCTGCCCAACGCGTCCGTGAGCGTTTCCGCGTTGCCGTCCGTGAACGGCATCATCACCTACCGGAACATCATCCAGTGGTGCGCGGGCATCATGGCGACCAACGCATGGATGGACTGGAACGGGCAGTTGCGCTTTTCGTGGTATAACAACAGCACAAGCTATGTCAGCACGATGGACAACAGGTACAGCAGCGACCTGTACGAAAACGACCTGACGGTGACGGGCGTGGTGTACACCAACGACAGTGGCATTGAGATCGTCGAGGGCACGGATGATTACGCGCTGGATTTGACGGGCAACGCGCTGGCGGGGCCGCTGATTGCCACGGTGCTGCCCGCCATCAACACGGCGGTGAACGGGTTCGCCTACAGGCCGTTCACGGCGGCGGTTATCAACGCGCCGTATTTGTGGCCTATGGATTCGGTGGTATTCACGGACAAGGACGGGAACGATCATGCATCTGTGCTGACCAACGTGGCCTTTGGTGTGAACGGCACGACGGCACTGGAATCCAAGGGCATGACCGAAGCCATCAACAAACTGCAAGCGCCCGTGGGCGTGACCAAGGAACAGGCGCAGTTGATTTCACAGGCGATGGAACAGGTGGAAACCGACATCGACGATTCGCTGACCCAGCAGGAGATCTTCAACCGCCTGACCGACAACGGCGCGGCCCAAGGGCTGGTGCTGCTGAACGGGCAGCTGTATGTCAATGCGACGTATCTGCGCGGCGGCACGATTGACGGCGATAATGTCAATGCCAAACTGCTGAATATCGTGGATGCAGACGGAAATGTGATTGCGTCGTTTGACGATACGATAGTGCTTGGCAGCAATTATGGTATGCATATTAGCATGGATTTCAACTCGTTTGAAATATATGATAGAACAAGCAACGAAGTGTTTTGTGTTGGTGATTTGCGCAACGCACAAGGGTATTTTTTAAGTACAGAAACATTTGAAAGCAGCGGTTATAATAGGTTTACTTTATTACATGGTATAGATGATAGCTATGGCGATGTTATTGTCACCGTGAATGGTACGGCTGTTACAAATTTTAGTTATTATGGTAACTATATAATTTTTGACGATGCCCCTCCATCTGGCGCAATTGTTACAGTGACTTATCCATCCGATGACCCTGTTTATCATATGGACTTTGGTAGGGACACTAATTCTGGAATTGGCGTTTTTTCCGCTGCGTTTGGATATAAAACGATTGCATCTGGCCCCTATAGTTTTGCGCAAGGGCGTGAAACCACTGCTTCTGGTGAGTACAGCCATGCTGAAGGGAGGCTTACTGATGCAAGGACGAGTTGTGACCATGCAGAAGGTTATATGACCGTAGCGACGGGTGGCGGCGCTCACGCTGAAGGAAGTAAAACAGAAGCACGTGCTGATTCGGCTCATGCAGAGGGTACAGGCACGATTGCAGCATCGGTAAACCAACATGCTGCGGGAAGATATAACATCAGGGATGGCCTTAATACCTATGTTGAAATCATAGGTAACGGCACTAACGTAACCCCATCCAACGCCCGAACGCTTGACTGGAATGGCAACGAGTGGATTGCTGGTGCGCTGAGCGTCGGCGAGCCGGCAACGACAAGGGCGAACCTGGGCATCACCCCGGCGAACATCGGGGCGCTGCCTGATACCACGACCGCTGCTGACATCGGTGCGGTGCAAAATATTAATATAGTTAATGCCGATATTGCGAGTGCGGCAGCGTTGAACGCTAAACTCTCGCAAATACCATATTCGGCAAGCCCATCTCTTCGCGGTGCTGCTATAGCATATGTGCCGCGGCAGGTAATGCGGGCAATAACTGGCGTCGCCTCAGCAAATGGCGGGTTTGGTTATATCGTGCGAAACGGAACGTCGAGCTTTATGTTTAACGTTACGTCGATAGACGGCAATGTCATCTATGTATTCTCGCTAACTTCGACAGAAAGCGAATATAGTCACGGAACCGTTTATCAGTACACCGGCACTGAGGTTTAAGGAGGAATGATTATGCAGGATTTTATCGTGATCGAGATTCAGACCAACGACGCGGGCAACGTGGCAACCATCGTCACCGCTTACGATGATTATTGGACGGCCCAGCAGAAATACCACACCATCCTCGCTGCGGCGGCGGTCAGCGAGCTGCCGGTGCATACCGCTGTGATACTCACCCCATACGGCGACACCATCGCCAAACAGGCGTACAACAGGCGCACAACCGAACCGGAGGAATAAGGAGGTTGGAGCATGTTTACAGGAAAACAGCTTGCGGAATACTGCAAAAAAATATATGCCCACAAAGACCACTGGGCGTACTGGTACGGCACATATGGAAACATGTGTACCGAAAGCAAATACAAGAGCAAAAAGAAGCAATACCCCAGCCACTATGGCAGCAGCCGCACCAAGGGCTACATGAAAGACATTGAGCAGAAACGGCGCTGCGCTGATTGCGTGGGCATGATTAAAAGTTTCTTTTGGACGGGCAATCATTATGATACCGACCCTCAG